GTGTTTTCGGGCTTTTCTTCAGGTTCGGAAGCACGGGGGGTAGGTTCGCCACCGCCCATCTTGGACGTTGCCGCCTGTTTGGCCAGATCGGATAGCTTGTCTTTTGGCTTGATCTCTTCGTATTCCACATCCTGTATGTCGTCCGCTTCTTCTTTGGTAAGGAATCCCATCGAGATTTCCGGGCAGTACATGCGTTGCCAGAATGCGGCGGCACGGTAAGTCAGCATGAGGCTTGGCATTGTAACCCACTTGCTACCGGATTTTGTATACCATCCTTCCTTGATAGCCGTTTCGATTGTTATTGGATCGGATTCAAGTGCCTCCCCTGTAGAAAGCTCTGTGGCATAGGCGACACATTCAATGTTGTCGATGTCACTTCCGTCAAACTCTTTTACCACTATGGTATTACGCTTAGCAACGTTATCCCAAACCGTTTCGTTATATTTGATCTTCCCGACCTTACCGAGGCTTCGTTTTCGGTATCGCAGGGCTGAATATTTGCCACTCATGTTGATGGTAGCGATAAGGAATTTGCTCGACCATGACGGGTTGCCCTTAACGATGTAAAGATTTTGCATGACCATCAGCGGATTCACTCCCATACGTGTTGCCATATCAAGCGCAATCACACAGTTCCCTACATTCCCTTTATAGGTTTCCGGCACAATTGTACTTTCCGTGTACATTTTTGCCATGCGTTGCATGACTTCGAATTGCTTGATTGTTTGGCCAACTGGCGTCAATGCAAATTCGGCTGCTTGCTTAGCTTGGGCCATTTGCAGTTCTGTTGTTTGAATCTGTTGTTCCATTATTATACTGTTTTAATGTTGTTCGTTTTTGTAAGCCTCATATACGATGCCGATGGCGGATAAAATATCCTCCATTCTTTTGCATCTTTTTTGATAGCTACAGGCGATGATTATGTTGTTCTGCGCTTCCAATGCGTATTCAACGAGTTCTCTGTGACTCATCGCTTGCAATTCTTCTTTTGTTTTCATTGTTCTATGTTTTAATAGTTATACGTGCTCATTTCAAACCTCCAGTCTTCTAACATTTCGTCGAATTCCGGATCATTGGATTCTTCCCCATCGTAGCTAAGATTTGCGGTTGCCGGTCTGAGGCTAGGTTTACACCTCGGATGCTTGTTTCTTTTGTGAAATGAGCTATTCCGGCTCAGTTCTCTTTATTCTTTCGTTATGTCAATCCTGGGTGCAATAATAAGCCATTGTAAGCCAGAGGGCGTCGTGATCCACGGCACCCTTGCTAATAGTGGCGTTCAGCCAATTAATTTCGTGAAGTGAATTATTATTCTGTCTCTAAACTCTCTGCTAGTTCTTCAAGAGAACCTCGTACAAAGGCTGTTGTTTCATCACTACATCGACTTAAGAAATTCAACAATGTGCTCTGAATATTGTACCATTCATTTAACTCCTGCTGTAAATATTCTTTTTCATTCATATCTTTAATTATCTTCATTTCTTTTTAAAAGTGAATGCTGCCACCGCCCGAACCCTGCCACTATTGCACTTGCTGTCGCCGTACGTGCCGCCATTGGAGAAGTACACGCACCATGCGTAGCTCTGGCTGCCCTCGGTACTGGACCAATACCACGCCGAGGAGAGGGGAGATGCCGAAACATAAGCGAATGCTTTGTTTAGTTCGTCCATATAATGGGCCATTAAATTTAATTGACCAAGAGATGGTATATACTCGCCATCTTCCAGCAGATTTCTCAATTTTGGATTTCTGGCTACAAGGCGTTCCGTATTGCCGCGTCCGTCAATGTCAAACAGCGCATCACATTCACGTTCGTAATATGTCCCACTTCCGGATTCTTCACGGCTATCATCGTCAAGCAATTGTACGCTATCATGCTCCGTCAGTGAGATTGCAAATGACATGTATCCGTGCTTCAACCCGATGTATCGTACACAATCTTTGGAGTTATCGCCGGTAAACGGCTCTACGTGTCCGTCTTCGTAGATTAGATACGGTCCGCTGGCGTGCTCTACTTTGTCCTCTTTAGATGGTACGCGGTCGTTACATACGGGTTGGCCACTCTTGGTGATCACCGGCATGATTACCGACAGGTTTAAATTTTTGATGTTAATGTTCATTTTTTTAGAGTTAAATTATTTGATGTAATTCAGAAAATGATTTCCAGCCTATTTCGGTAAACTGTTTAGAATAAACTTCGCCTTGTGGCATAATTGGCTCCCATTTTTCGTTACAAAACAGGCGATAGTGATATACCAAGGCTTTTTTACCCTCTTTACTATATGGAGGCTCGCACCATAATAATCGCTTGTTGTTCCCGAAAAATTTGTTAAGAATATGTTCTAACTTTCGGCTATTCCTTCCTCCAGGAAAGGAAATTGATAAATGATAGCAACGTTCGTAATCGGGATTTTTCCACCAGCCACTCGTATGATAGCCTATATCACGTGTAAAGATTATAATACATTCATATCGTTCCACGAACCAACGACATTCTTCAAAATAAGTGGTCATTGAGCAGCCATCAAATAAACCACTCTTAGCAACACCTACTATCTTTTTGAAAATATCGGAGTCAGGCGTATTAAATGATATTGTTTTTATATTCATTCCTTTTTATGTTTTAATATCAATTCGAATAAATATAATGCATTCCTGCTTCATATACCTTATGTACATCAGGGTCATTCTTGTCTTCCGGTTCCAATTCACTCTCTTCACAAGCATAATCCCATTCAGAGTTGTAGTACATATCCTCATTTGTTTTCTCCAAGGAGCAATCTTTCATCAAATTCATATCTTCTCCCCAAACTGCAACTTCTTGCTGTTGCTCTTCTTCTGTCATAAGGGATATTTTGTCTTTTAATTCTTTCCAAGTCATAGCTTATTTTGTTTAGTTTTGTACCAATCGGGCTTCGGAAACCTATCCGAAAAGACGATTTTATCAACTTCTTCACACTCTATGTTGGATGCTTCTGGCCATAGACCATTTAACTCTTCAATGCTGCCGATGTAGGCTACTAAGACAAAATAGCTTTCGTTTTCACCTGTGCACCAGTAGGGGTATTGAATAGGCCATTTCAGTGGACGATAGTCACCTTCGCACTCTTCCTTATTTACAAAAAATCTTGCTCTGATCATTTTAGTTCGTATTGCTTGTTAAATGCGGAATCCGCTTGTTGAAACTGTTCAGTAAACCGGTTCGGCTTACTTGAAATTGATTTTCTCTGAGAGGTGCATCCAGCGAGTATGGCTAGCAGACACACTATTGTTACTATCTTCATTTCTGTTTATATTGAATTATTCTTCAAAATCTTCAATATCATATTCCCAATCCATTGCATCAGCTTCTCGGATATTGTCAGAAAGCCATTCAGATGCTTTCGCAGAGTCTTCGTCACTTTCACTGGGATTGGGGACGACTCCACCCCAATCGTAGCAATTTGCCAAAGAATCATAAACATCATCTGGAACTTCTACATTGTCAAGTCCAACTCTATAAGTTACATTGACAGTCAAATTTTTAATTATCTTCATTTCTTTTTAATTTTTATCTTCTTTCTTGATCTTAATCTTATCAATCATCCTTTGATATTTAGCGGCCACATAGTCACAGTGTATTGCCAAATTCCTGTCGCGCTCCTTTTCGAGGTGCTTTATTTCTTCACTCATCCAATCTTTCATATCACATCTTTTTGTCATTTTTCGCATGATTCAAACGCTTTTTCAAATACTTCCGCCCTAAGCATATTGTTTGCTATGGCCTGAAAAGCGTTTGCAATTTCTGGCAACTCATTCAAATTTACATGTATCTCTTTGGGGGTAAATACCTCTGTAAGTTCCCTTGCAAAGTGCAGCATCTTATCCATGGTGAGATACTGAAGGGGATTGTAAGCCAGTGGGGCATATTTGCTTATGGCGGTAAAGAAATCCCGGATGGTAATTTGGGATGTCTGGCATAACATGTCCACCGTAGAGCAAATGGAAAGGGCTTTGTTCAAATCTTCATGGCATCCGGCATTATGCAATGCCTGGCTGACGGTAAATCCATAGCGATCTATATGAGGCTTGATATCGTCCTCCATGCTCTGCGTAATGAGGGCCATGGCTTCCGCGTTTACACCTGCGGTTCTGCATATTTGCCTATTGTATGCGGCCATTTGGCGGTCCATGCTGTTGACCAGCATTTTGACCTTTTGGCGATAAAGTCCGCATCCCTTGATGTGATCGGAAAGCTGCATTTCGAAATTATACACTTGGTCATTGACGAATAGGACGATATATGTCAGACTCGTAACAAGACCGCCGGTGTCCTTGTCTATTTCATCCCAACTGTTGTATTGTTTCATGGCAGTAGCTTCGCTTCTGTGCATCTTATCCATCTGTAGCCGGAAAACGAGATGCTGTTCGTCCTCCGGTCTATGTCCGCAATAACTCTTACTTTTCCCTTGTACAAGACTTTTGATCCGATCTTGCATTGGGTCCTGAATACATTGATTTTCATAATATCAAATCTGTTTTCTTGACTCTATAACATTCTCCGTTTATCTCTCGTATTTCGAAATCCGAAAAAGAGACTTCTCCTTTTGACACCATTCTACAAACTTCGTTGTACGAATACAATTTTGCTTTTTTGTCGAATTTTATTATATCGGCAATGTTCAATTCCTTATAGTTGAAATTGTCTATCAAGCTATTGACAGCGTCGTATAACCGCTTTGACGTAAATTTGTTTGCTGCAATTCTTTCCGCCAATAGGTCAAAGAATCCATTGTTCATTTTAGGGAATGCCATCATTAACCTGCTCAATGATACAGCAATTTCATTTGGAGAAGCAGCTTTGCCGTTATACAGACTGATAAAACATTCATCGTTTTGTTTCTTCGTAAGATTGACGGGCGATTCCAGAGGCGATACCTCTGTAGAACTCCTCCATGTCTCGATCTCCTGCGTCATTGCTTGTCCTATTTTTGTTGTCATAATTACCTGATATTACTTTCTCAAAATTCGTTGGTTTGATAAGCCAGTCGAAAGAAGCTCGCCAGCCTTTTTTGTTCTGCCCTTTCAGGAAATCGCTTTGGTATGCCCTATGAATCATGTCGGCAAACGTCTTTTTGCCATAAGATTTTATACGTGCGTTAATCATCCCTTTACGGCTATCAGAAAGCGGAGTCCTGACCGTACCAAATACACCTTTTGTTTCTTCATTGAAGAATTTGACAAGTTCGGAGTAATCGATATGTTCGGCGTGGGGCTGCGAAGTCCCACATACAAGAGATTCGTTAGAATCTCCTATATTATTTTCTTTACTTTTCTTTACTTTACTTGTTAGACATTTCCCGGTTTTTGTTAGCCATTTGTCAGGCATTTCTATATTATGTGACTTGCACCATTCTGTCCTATAGTCCTTATTGTCACTGCCTTTCCTGCTGTTGCAGGAGTTGCATAAAGGCTGAAGGTTTGTAATCGCATCGCTTCCTCCTTGGTATATAGGAACTATGTGGTCTTTCACTATCTTCTCTTTGCTTCCGCAAATGACACATTCTCCAAAAAATTTTTTAAGTTCTTCCCATTCTTCATTTGTATGGGTTCCTTTTTTACGGGCAATGCTCAGACGTTTTGACCTTAATTCGGAAGGTGAAAGATCTTCCCGCTCTGTATTTCCCCATTTTTTCGCAGCACTTTTCCCTCCAGCATCTGACCGTTTCTTTGATTTATCGTCTTTGATTTCCATTCTTTTTTTGAAACTTTCGGAGTAGAAGTACTTACCATCATCGGTAAAGACAAATAACCCAAAATCTTCAATCACGGATTTAATTAAGGAAGCATCTTCACGAAGGTCAAAGGCTATCATGTTATAATCTTTGACACTCGTGTATTCAGGTTCTTCCCTTAATCTTTCAAGGATCATAAAGTAAACACCGTAACCGGCAGCTTTATGCCGCATTCTAAGCCGTATAAGTTTGTCAGAGTTTCTTGCATTG